GTTCCTGACTCAGTTTGTCAACGGTCTACCCGCCCTCTACGCCGCCCCGCCGAGCGCCGAGCCTGCGCAGCGTGTAGCTTGGTATCTAGACTGCCAAGACCCGGAGACTGGCATCGCCTATCGAACTTTGACTTTCAACAAAGACGATGTGACCAATCTGCACAAGCCTTTGTGGGACACAGATAATGGCGCCGCGCCCGCTCCGGACAAGGAGCGTGGGTGATGGCCAAATTCAACGTAACAGTTATTTTCGATGCGTCTCAGACGCACGAGGTTGAGGCAGACACAGCAGAGGAAGCCGCTGAAATGGCTTACGACATTGCTAGTGCGAGTCTGTGCCATCAGTGCTCAAGGGAGCTTGAAGTCGGCGACCCAATCCGGGCTTACGTTTACAACGAGGATTGCACGGAGTTACTTCACGATGATGGAGACAAGCCATGACCACCACCGATAGCCGCAAGAGGTTTGAGAAGTGGGCTAACGAAAAGGGTCTTTGGATGTCTAAAGACACGAATGGCGAATACCTTTATGAGGTGACACGTACAGCCTTTGACGCATGGAAACAAAGACCCAGGATCGGCATTAGCCGTGAAGAAATAGAGTCACTTTCTATCCATCATTTCAAGATGAATGGCGTGTCTAAATCGTTCGTTGACTGCTCTGACCTCCGCAACCTCATAAAGGCGAACTCGCATGAGTGAACAACTTCGCATCTACAGTCCGCTACCCGTGATGGTTCGATTGGTCGAGACATGCCCGTCATGTCGCGGTTACAACCTTGAGAGTCAGTGGTGTGACGTGTGCAAAAGAACGGGTGTCATAGTCAAGGATATGCCGACCGCCTGGAACCGCCGCGCAGGAGAGACGGGATGAGCGAGTGGAAGACGATTGAGAGCGCGCCTAGGGATGGCACTGATGTTTTTGTGTATGTCCCTGGAGACTCGTTGTATCCAACCACCGCGCACTACTTAACTAGCGAATACTTCCTAGCCGAGTATGGCGACAAGGACTATATGGAAGAAGGTTGGTATTGGAGTTTTGGATATCCGAGTGACTTTCATGAATGTGTCATTGAGCCAACCCACTGGATGCCACTACCGGAGCCGCCGAAATGACCCTGCGCGATGATTTGGAGAAGGTGATCGGCGCGGTTAAGCAGGCTGATACATCGCAGTCCGACTACGACTTCGCCAATGCCGGAGACAAAGCGTTCTATTTGCTACGTGACCACGGACAGGCGCTGTTGGAGGCGGTTAGGGATGCGGAGAGGTATCGGTGGGGAGTAGATAACGCACGATGGGTCCGGCACGAGCATGAGGCTTATGTGGCTGTACCAGTCGCACTGGACTCCAACCTTTCGTGTGTCGCGCTTCGCACATCAGCCATCGACGCAGCGATGGAGGGGGAGAGGTGAAGCTGAAGACCGAAATCCACGAAGGCAAGCTTGGCTTCTTCGACATCAATACCGTGTACCACGATGCTGCTTACGCGCATGCGCTGGTGATGGCAGCAAAAGAAATTGAACCCGATGAAGATTATCGTTTCTGCACTATGTGGCAGAGTGTCCAAGATCGAGCCGACGAACTCATGCGCGAATGGGGCTACTCATGAACCGCCTCCCCTCCGACTGGCTCATCTACGTCCTCATCTCACCTATAGCGCCAGCCATGATAGTTGGCTGGTTCATTGGAACACTTATCGGAACGGCAGCACGAATCTATGACAAACACAAAACAGCATGACCCGAACGCATCGGCACGGTTGAAACGCAAACATCCATGGCGTGGCTTCATCGAGCACCCGACCAGAGACCAGCAACGGACAGAGTACAATCACCCGGCGCTTCCTTCGAAACTCGCGAGGCCCATTTAATGCACCGTGAAGAAGTCTTACCGCACGTGCTCCTGGACCTTTCCATTCGCGTTGAAACGGGCGCCAAACAGTACGGTGAGCGACTGGCTACATTTAATGGGCGAGACGCCCTAACCGATGCCTATGAGGAAGCCATGGATCTCGCCATGTACTTAAAGCAAGCCATTCTCGAACGCGACTCCTCCGGATCAAAACCATGACCATCGCAGGCTTTCTAACCGACGCACCCGCCGCAGCACATAACATCGTCAAGAAGATGTCGAAGTGCGGCAACAATCTCACCTGGTATGTATGGCACTCCGGGACCACCGTGAATATCTGCTCGGATATCTCCAAGACCGTGGTACCGGAATCCGATCTCATCGGCACGTACTGCTGGCGGCGTTCTGTCGAATCCCGTCCTACCGAATCTCAGATCGAAGACGACCTGAAAGCTGCTTACGATGAGATGTTTGTTTCTTTGTTTAGTGAGGTGAATTGAGATGGCGTATGACAACAACCTAAGCGGCGTACTGTTCAAGAACGAACGTAAAGAGAAAGACACGCATCCGGATTACACCGGATCATGCGAGATCGATAGTCGCCAGTTTTGGGTATCGGCATGGCTTAAGGTGGGGAAGGAAGGTACCAAGAAAGCCGGGCAGAAATTCTTCAGTATGGCTTACAAGCCGAAGGACGACCCCAACCAGGAATCGTCCGGGCAGACAAAGCAGCACCAGCAATCCTCCGCGCGCGATTCGCTTGACGACGACCCGATCCCTTTTTGACCGTCGCCAGACATAAGGCGTAGGATATACTTCACTTGCGGGGACAACTGGCGGCCACCAGCGTCCTGCCCGATACGGGACTCACCCGCGCTTTTTATGCCTTTCGGGAGGTTTCGTGGATAAGCAAGACATTGCTGCCATCAAGGCGGCAAACCCTCTGGCCGATGTTGCTGGACGCTGGCTAGAGCTCAAGCGATCTGGTTCAAAACTTGTCTCGGTTTGCCCATTCCATCCTGACAATACACCGTCGCTGACCATATATCCGGACAATCATTTCCATTGCTATGGATGCGATGCCCATGGCGATGTCATTGATTTCGTCAGGAAAATAATGGATTGCGAGTTCTCTGAAGCCGTCGAGAAAATCTCCGGCAAGCGGCTTCCTAAGCCTAATGGGGTCAGGGCAAAGCTACCGCCGATGCCAAAAAACGAATCAGACGAATGGGATGTCATGCCTTTCGTGCCTGACTTCGCTGATCCGTTCGACCCTTCTCGTGTGTGGAATCCGAACTGTTCGGAATGGAAATCGTACGATCCAGAAAACGTTTACGTGTACGAGACGCCTGAAGGCATCGCCGGATACGTCATGCGCATGAACTGGAACGGTAACAAGGTATTCACACCTGTAACCTACGCGACCAATGTAAAGACTGGAGAGATGTCTTGGGTAACCAAGGCTATGGCAGGGGAGCGCCCGCTGTATGGTCTGATGGATCTCAAGGCGCGTCCTGACGCTAAGGTCATTCTAGTCGAGGGTGAAAAGGCTAAAGAAGCGGCGGCAAGGCTTTTCCCTAAATATGTGACGGTTACTTGGTCCGGTGGTTCCAACGCCTATGGTAAGACCAGCATCATGCCCCTCGTCGGAAGGGATATCCTTCTGTGGCCGGATGCCGATGCGGCAGGCGTGAAGGCTATGCATGCCATCGCCAATGCGCTTCACATGGAAGATAGCAGCAAGGTAAAGATCGTGGACGTTCAATCCCTTGAAAAGGGATACGATGCCGCAGACGCGGAAATCGATAAAGAAACCAAAAACCTTGATGTCGTCAAATTACTCAAGGACCGGATCATCGATTACACGCCCGATCTTCCGATCCCGCCATCTCAAGATGAGGATTCGGACGATGTCGAGCCAGCCTCAATACCTAATTTCAGATTCACATCCGTTGCCAGTCTGATCGCCAACCCTCGTAAACCGGACTGGCTTGTCAAGAATATTCTTGAAGTCGATACCATATCGATGATTTTCTCCGATCCTGGCGTCGGCAAATCCTTCGTATCCGTCGATCTGGCCTGCTCGGTCGCCACGGGCCGCGATTGGAACGGCCACCGTGTCCAGAAAGGCCCAGTTGCCTATATCTGCGGCGAGGGACATAACGGGATGGCCCGGCGCTTCCGTGCCTGGGAGATCGCCCGCCAGACAGATCTCAAGAACGCACCCATCGTCATCAGCCACGGCCAGGCATCCCTAACCGATCAGGATTCCCTGGCGGCTGTCCTTCGCGCCATCAAGATCCTCGAAGCCGAGCTATCCGAGCCACCCAAACTCGTGGTCGTGGACACGGTTGCACGAACCTTCGGGCCGGGCAACGAGAACTCCACTCAGGATATGGGTATCTACGTCCAGGCCATCGACGCCATCAGGCACGCTACAGGCGCCGCCGTACTACTTTGCCACCATACCCTCAGGGATCGGAACGAGAAACACCGTGCGCGCGGCTCCATGGCCCTTACCGCCGCCTTGGACTTTGAGTATGCCATCACTCAACAAGGACCCAAGGAAGACGGGGTCATCGTTGTTGCTAACAAGAAGTGCAAGGACCACGAACCGCCCAAGGACATTGCCCTGAAATTTGCCACCGTCGATCTGGATATGACCGACGATGAGGGTGATTCGGTCACCTCAGCGGTCCTCAATCTGACCGTGATCGAGAAAAATCCCGAGGGTGATTACACCAATGAGAAGGGTGAAAGGGTGACCGATTCATCCACATTACTTAACCTATTGAGGGATTACGGTATGCAAAATGGGTCAACGATTTCACTCCATCGTGACGAGCTTGCCACCCATTTCAAGGATCACACAGGCAAGAAACAGGCGGCTTTCAGAGCGTCCTTGAAGCGACTCAAGGAGGCAAAAAAGGTCCACGAGATCGGCGAATTTATCCAGCTTTCCCTCGCCGCATTTACATAAACAGAAGCTGAATTAGGCGTTACAAACTGGGCGTTACAGGCGTTACAAACTTCCCGGCTACCCCGTTACAAACCCCGTTACAAAATCCTCCCCCTGTAAGGGGGGATTTTAGTAACGGTGTAACGGTAGGGCGTTACATGTAACGCTTGTTGTAACGCCTACCCCGAAAACAAAGAGGACCGAACCATGATCAAGGTCAACAAAATTAAACCCGAGCAAGCCCTGGCTATGCAGCTGGTCAACCAGATCTGCGACCTCCAGGAAGACCTTGGCCACATGCCGTACAACGTCGAGGCAATCCATGGTGAACTGATGGATGGAGGATTAGCCGATCAAATTGATGACACCGGCGCTCAGCTGACCAAGGAGGTTCATCAGAAAATTGGACGACTTACGGAGAGGCTGTCTCAGGCGCTTAAGCTGGCCGACCCGATCTGAACCTTTCCCATCGCGCTTCGTATCACTGTGAGACGAAATCGATATAAGTCGAAGTTACCGGGTAATGTGCTATCATCCAGGCACCGAAAACGAGGATGAGCGATGAGCAAGGGTTCTGAGGCCGTAGCGAGGCACCGCCAGTCGAAGCTAGGCGCCGGTTGGGTGCGCATTGATGGCCTGTTGCCTCCTGAGAGCGCGAAGGCGGCCCGCGCGATGGTTGAGTGCGGTGAGGCTACCAGTCTGATCCACGCGGCCGCTGTGGCGCTTTCTGCGCGTCTTGAGGGTTATGCCTTGGATCACGGCATTCATAAGTACGACAAAAATTGCAAATTCTGCAATCCGCCTCTTGACATTACCGGCTAAGCCCGTATCATTCCTACCACACCAACCGCATCGGATGAGACCATGCTGAACTTCACCTCCCGCGCCAACGACCTGCCGCCGCTTGACTTCAACCCGGACCCGAATGTGGTCGCCCGTGCGCGGGTGGCGCTTATCGTTCATACGGCAAAGCAGAACCAGCGGGATATGGCGTGGGCCGACCGTCTGGCTGAGATCGAGATTGAGAGGGCGTTGGAGGGGTTGGTGTGATGTGGATGAATGCAGCGGAAATCATGGCTGTTCTAAAAACTAAAAATGAGCTTAGGGATCAGCGGGAAAAAAAGCTTGAGGCAGCCAAAAGGCGAATGCTTGATCGCATGAGGGAGGGTGACCACATGGACGGCGACGGCCTGGTCAGTTATCCGAAGGATGGTGAGTGATGGACCAAGGCAAGCCACACATCTTTTTCAGTGCCGGAAGGTGGCTGTGCGGGCACGGTTTTTATAAGTGCTCTGGACAATCACCTATGCACGCTTATCGTTTTTGGCAGACCGTCCAGCAGAGTAAGATCGATTACCTGAAAAAGCATCTGCAATGGATAAATACGGCAAACAATCTTACATTGCCTGATGGGCTTATCATCCGCTACCATAAACCCAGTCCTGCCGCGCCCGCCGCGAAGGATTAGCTGCCCCCTGATGTGCCCCTCATCCCACGGATGGGGGTGGCGATTTTTAACGACGATGAGGAAATGAGATGAGCGAAGTTAACTACACAAGTCAGCCTGCCATCGCTCCCGAGGGTCCCGTTTTTAGTGCGCTGTCCATCACCAACGGCAAGATCAGTCATATCGATGAAGCACTTTCTCAGCTTGAAGATGCTATCGAACTGGCTCTTAAGGGTAAGTCACCGGTTGAGGCCAAGGGCCTTCCCCCTTCGGTCATCCCGGCAACCGTCCTAGTGGGTCGCATTGAAGACATCAACGAGCGTCTTGGGTCTACGCTAACCCGAATTAACGAGATGGTGTTTCGGGTTCATCTGTAATATTCGCGTGCCGCCCTTCACGCGATAAGGGCTCTAATAAGGCTGTTGGCATCGAGCCGGTAAGTGGATTGCGCAATCTCGCCAGCAGCCTTACTAGGACCGGAATGCGCAGGCTGATGCGCTCTACTTGGCAGTAATAGCGGGAAAGCCTAGTCCTAAAAACCCGTAAGCCGGAGATAATCACCGGCCCGGTCCACCTAATTTGAAATGGTTGCCCGCTGTGGCTCCCGAAAGAGTCCAATACAAGCATCAAGAGGCAAGCCGGACAATCCTTACCGCCACCATTTCCGGCCACCCGTCGCCGCCGCGAGGCTCTCCTAACACGGGAGCCTTTCTTTTTGCTACCATTCGTGCAACCGATGGGGATAATCGATGCCGCGCGTCCTTACAGCCTACGTCTCAGACTTCCAGCGCGACCGCGTACACCGGTCCGACTTCTATCGCGGTGAGTCACGTATTTACTCCGCCGAGTTCCGCGCAGTCATCCCCGAAGCCCAGTCCATCGCTTACGTCGAATGGCGCTGTGACCGACCTGACGTCACGATTATGTCGGATGCCACGTGTGACTCGCATTCATCTGCGGTGGCGCTCGTGGCTGGTTCGCCTGGCCTTGGCACCATGAAGGCCCAGGCCGTGCTCACCGATGGCTCGGTGGTCAATCAGATGTTCGTCGTGGGGGTCAACCCATCGCCGTGGTACACGGGCGAATCCGGCGTCGTGACACAGGGTGCGACGTATCTGAGGGCGGATAACTCGGGACTGCTACAGATCTTCGGCGATGCCCCCTCGGGCACGGTGGGTCAGAACTATAGCTATACGTATACGGCGGCTGGCGGGTCGGGTGACTATGTGTTCACCATCGCATCCGGTTCGATTCCGCCAGGCCTTCTGTTGTCCACGAATGGTGTTCTGTCAGGTATCCCTACGGTGCAGGGTAATTTCAGCTGGACGGTGAAGGTGCAGGATTCATCGTTTGCCACGCGCACGAAACCTGACTCTGCATCCATCGCGGCCAAAGCGACGTATCAGGATTACATCGTCTCGCAGGGTCCTGACCTCTATTACCCGATGAGTGACACGGACTCGGTGTGTCGTGAACTGATTCAGAACCTCAATGGGTCGTATACAGGATTGACGATTACCCGGCAGCGCCCTTCGCTTATGCCTAACGGGCAGGGGTTCGCTGCTCAGTTCGTCGCAATGACGGATTATGTGTCAATCCCGATTAATTCGGTCCTTTCTAATTACAACAAGCCACTGACCATCGAATGGTGGGGTAATTTCGCTGCTAATCCCGAAAATGGATCGGGTGTTAGTATTATTCAGAGCGCTAATGACAACGACAGAACGATTTATGCTGCGCTACGATATGACCGGCAGGCTGAAGCAGGATCGTTAGGCGCGAGTTCGAATAATCTTGTCACGGGGAATGGCGGTCCGCTCATTGCTGCTACCAGTCAGTATTTCGCCATTGTATTTGGACTGACCGATACGCGTATTTATCGTAATGGCACGCTTTATTACACTCAGCCAGCGCCGATTAACGCGATTTCAGCCTCGGCAACCGCTTATCGATTGATGGGTCCGTATATTTCTACCCAGCCATCCATTCCTACCCGAACGTTGCAGAATCTAGCTGTTTACACCCGGGCGCTGACGGCATCGGATGTGATGGCTCACTACACCGCAGGATCGACGTAATGCCCATGCCTAATTCATACGATCCCGAAATTTTCGATGAGATCATCGAGAAGATCCGCGATAATGGCTGGATCAAGGTCATCCTTGAGGAAGGCCGCGCCGAGGGACTTCCGTACCCCACGTACCAGACTTGGCGCACGAACTGGATGCTGCGTGAGGGTAACGGCGAGAAGTTCGATGATGCTCGGGCGGATTACGCGAATAAGCTAGGGTTTGAGATCATCGCGAAGGCGGATAACCGTAGCGACCATCCGGCGCACAATTCGAATTCGATCAAAGCCAGGATGTGGGTAGCCGAGCGTCTGAATCGCAAGCAGTGGGGCGCGCAGCAGACGATCACACATGAGGGTAACCTTCAGAAACTCACGCCTGAGCAGCTTCAGGAACAGATCGATGCGCTTTTGAGGGAAGCGGAACATGGCAGCGGTTCTGACGGAGAGTAAGAAGGAGAAACTGCTTGCGCTGCTCCGCGAGCGGGATCGGCGTGCCAGGACGAACCTCCTTGCCACGTATCAGCCGTACCCAAAGCAGATGGAGTTCCATCACGCCGGGCAGGAGTTCCGCGAACGCTGCCTGATGGCGGGTAACCAGCTAGGTAAGACATGGTCCGCTGGATTCGAAATGGCGATGCACCTGACGGGCCGGTACCCGGAGTGGTGGACGGGTCGTAAGTGGGCCGTGCCTATCGTCGCGTGGTGCGCCTCGGAGACGATGGAAGTATCTCGTGATGCCGCTCAGCGCATTCTGTTGGGTAGAGATACGGAACGAGGCACGGGAGCGATTCCTGGCGATGACATCATCGAACTGAAGTCGTATCCGAACGTGGCTGGTGCTGTGACGATGGCGAAGATTCGTCATATCACGGGCGGCACGTCCATCGTTATCTTCAAGTCTTACGATCAGGGACGCCAGAAGTTCCAGGGTGACTCCATCGATATTTTCTGGCCCGACGAAGAGCCACCGGAGTCGGTCTACACGGAAGGGCTGACCCGAACGAACGCGACGAACGGTATCGTTATGATGACGTACACGCCGCTCTTGGGTATGTCGAACGTCACTAAACGGTTCCTGATGGAGCCGAGCGACGACCGTATCGTGGTGAAAATGACCATCGATGACGCCTTGCACTACACGCAAGAGAAGCGCGACCAGATTATCGCATCTTACCCTGAGCACGAGCGTGAGGCCCGGACGATGGGTATCCCGGTCATGGGTTCGGGTAAGGTGTTCCCGATCACCGAGGCGAGGATAAAATACGAATCGGGCGACGTTACGATTCAGCCTCACTGGGCCAGGATATCTGGCATCGATTTCGGGTGGGATCACCCCACGGGCTGGGCGGCTCTGGCCTGGGACCGCGATTCGGACGTAATCTACGTGTACGACTGTTTCGGGGTGCGTAACTCAACGCCGATCATGACGGCGGGAATGATCCGCCCCAAGGGTGACTGGATTCCTATCGCGTGGCCTCACGATGGGTTGCAGCACGATAAAGGGTCTGGCGAGCAGTTGGCCGAGCAGTACCGGAGCCAGGGGCTCAATATGCTGCCTAATCGGGTCACTTTTGAGGACGGCACGAATGGTGTTGAGGCCGGTATTATGGATATGTATGACCGGATGCAGACGGGTCGTCTTAAAGTGGCATCCCATTTGACCGATTTCTGGTCGGAATTCCGTTTATATCACCGGAAGGACGGGAAAATCGTCAAGGAAAACGACGACGTCATTTCTGCGGTAAGATACGCCATTATGGGGAAGCGGTACGCCGTGACGAAATCGGAAACAGCCCCGTTAGTCCTTAACTTCAGGTCTCAATTCCGCCATGGCTAAATCGTATAAAGAACTCGAAGACGTCAAGCCGGTCCTGAAGGACAAGGATGACCCTAATGACACATTCCTATCGGAAATGCGTGATCGTTTCGAGCGATGCGTGGACTGGGATCGCGACCTTCGTATCGCCGCGCTGGAAGATATGAAGTTTACGTTCGTGCCTGGCAATCAATGGGACAGTTACGCGACATCCCTGCGTCGGGATCGTCCGTGTTACGAGTTCAATAAGGTGCGTCAGTCGGTCCGACAGATTACTGGCGACCAGTTACAGAATCGTCCCGGCATTAAGATCAGGCCGACCGAAGAGGGTGATGAGGATACGGCGGAAGTCATCGAGGGAATTATTCGAAATATCGAATCGGTGTCCCATGCCGAGCGCGCTTACGATAATGCGTTCCAGTTTTCATGCGCTGGCGGTTATGGCGTATGGCGTGTGGTGACGGATTATCGAGACCAGAATGATTTTGACCTGGATATTTTCATTAAGGAAGTTCGTAATCCATTCGCCGCGTATTGCGACCCGGATGCGAAGGAATTCGACCGCCGAGACGCGAAGTTCTGGTTTCTGTGTGATTACATGGGTCGTAAAGCATTCAAGCAGAAATACCCGGATGCGGAGAATGCCGATTTCTTCAGTTCCAACGTCGGCGATCAGTTGTCGCAGTGGTACGAGACCGACAAGGTGCGTATCGCGGAATACTGGTACAAGGAGCCGATTGAGCGGACGATCTACCAGTTGAATGACGGGCGCGTCGTGGACGCGGAGGATTTCGATCCGCACGCCGAGACGTTCGAACTGGCCGGTATTCGCCCGGTGAAGCAGAAAGTGATCCAGGACGAGCGGGTCATGATGGAAATCGTGTCCGGTTGTCAGCGGCTTGAGGGGCCGTTCGAATGGCCAGGGAAGTACATCCCGTTCGTTCCGGTATGGGGTGACATCCTGAACGTCGAGGGGCGTGATCTGTGGTCCGGTATGGTGCGATTCGCCAAGGACGCGCAGCGACTGTTCAACTTCGAGCAGTCCACGCTGGTCGAACTAGTCGCCAAGCAGCCGCAGCAGCCGTTCACCGGCCCGGCCGAAGCCATCAAGGGATACGAGAAGTTCTACGAGAACCTGGGCGATATGGACGTGCCGTTCCTGCCATACAAGGTCGTGGCGGATGCGCCCAATGGCGGACAGCCGCAGCGCCTCGCTGGTGCGGTCCTGCCAGCCGCGTGGGCGAACCTGTCGGCGATGGCCTCGGACAACATCAAGGCGACGCTGGGTATCTATGACGCGTCGCTGGGCGCGCGTTCGAACGAAACGTCGGGGCGGGCTATCATGGCTCGCCAGCGAGAGGGCGACGTCGCGAATTTCGTCTACACGGACAACCTGGCGAAGGCGCTGAAGTATACCGGCGAGATCCTGGTGGACCTTATTCCGCGTGTGATCGACACAGAACGGGCGATGCGTATCCTGGGCCAGGACGGAGCTCAGAAGTGGGTCACCGTCAATAAGGCCATGCAGGACCCGCAGACGGGCGAATGGGTGACCGTAAACGACTTGTCGCTAGGTAAATACGATGTCACCGTAACCACGGGTCCGTCTTACACCACGCAGCGGATGGAAGCCGCCGATGCCGCCATGCAGCTGTCGAACAATCCGGGTCCGTTCGGCATGCTGATGCAGTATGCGTTCCTGAAGAACTCCGACTTTCCGAACATGGACGAAGTGGTCGCCGCGTCGCGTCAGTTCTTGGTCAACCAGGGACTGCTCAAGCCCGGTGAAGGCGATACGCCGCCGCCGCCTCCGCAGCCCAATCCATCCGATGTGGCGGATGCTGACCTCAAGGCCGCGCAGGCCGAGAACTTCAAGGCGAAAACTGCGCAGATCACCGCCACGATCCCGGGGCAGGTTGCCAAGGATCAGGCTTCCGCGAATGAGCAGAACGCCAAGGCAGTGCGTAATGCCGCTGACACGCACCATGCGATTGAAGACCGTCTGATGGCGGGTATCGCCTCGCCACCGCCGTTGAATACCGGTCTGACCGAACAAGATCCAAACGACATCATGCCGGGGATGAGCCCTGATACTGCCACGCCAGCAGACCCTAATGGCGGAACCTACTGATAGGTATATTGAAAATGGCCGACGAACAGAATAGTATCCAAGTCGAAAGTTCCTCCGATACGTTGGGTGAGGCTCCGGTAAAGAGCACGCCCGTCGCATCGGAACAACCCACGGCGGGCAAGCCGGTTGATCCTTCCCAAGGGTCAGAAGAAGTAAGCGATGACGAGCACGGCGACGAAGCCGGTGATGAAGTAGGGGGCGAACAGCAGCCCGGCGAACCTGGCAAGGCGAAAACGCCGCGAGGGGTTCAGAAGAAGCTGGATAAGCTGACAGCGCGTTCGAAGACGGCTGAGCAGGAGAGGGATTACTGGCGTGCTGAGGCGCTTAAGGCGCAACAGGCCAGTAAGAGCGGTCCCGAGGCACCATCCAAGCCTTCCAGTGACACCAAGCCGACCCTTGAGCAGTTCGATTACGATCAAGAGGCTTATTTGGCTGCTGCCACGGCGTACAACGTCGCGCAGGAGCTTAAGAAGTTTCGCGAGAATGACGAAAAGCAGAAAGAGCAGCTAACCGTCGCGGAAAAGACGAAGGCATGGAAGGAAAAGGCCGACGCTTTTGCTGAAGATCATCCCGATTTTCAGGAAGTGGCGTTGAATCCTTCGCTTCCGGTCACTGAGGTAATGGCAGAGGTCATTCGCGACTCCGAAGTGGGCCACGAGCTTCTGTATTTCCTTGGAAAGAACCCGGAAGAAGCTGCGCGAATCGCACAGATGAAGCCGCATGCCGTAGGTGTCGCCCTTGGGCGCATTGAGGCTGGCCTTATCAAGCCCTCCGAAGTCCAGTTCACCGATACCGTCGAGCGTGAGCAGCCTGAGAAAAAAGTCACCCAGGCGCCACCTCCGATCAAGACGTTGAATCCATCGGCACCGGTCAAGAGAAATCTTGCCGATATGACCATGGAGGATTACGCAGCGGAGAGGCAGCGAACCCGCCGTAAGTCAAACGGCTTCCTCTGATTTTAAAGGACCAACCTCATGGCAAATAACACTGCCGTTATCCAGATGGTGACCAAAGAGTCCCTGATGGTTCTCGCCGAAAAGCTCGGCTTCCTGAAGCGCATCAACCGCCAGTATGACTCGTCGTTCGCGAAGAATGGCGCGAAGATTGGCGATACACTGAATATTCGTGTGCCCGGTCACGGCATCGTCCGTAATGGTCGCGTCATGAACCTTCAGGATCTCAACGACAAGACCGTCCCGCTTCAGATCAACAACCAGCTTGGCGTTGATCTTGGCATGACCTCCGCCGACTACGCGCTCTCGATTGACGAGATTCGCGACCGTTACATCGAGCCGCGCATGACCGACTTGGCCGCAGCCATCGAAGGTTCGGTCATGGCTAACGTGATCCCGGGTATTCCGGGTGTCGTGGGCGATGGCGGCGCGCTGGATGACTATGCCACGGTGCTCCAAGCGACGGAGCGTCTCAACAACAACCTGGCCCCCATCAGCCCGCGTACGTTCATGACCACCAACTCCGCGCAGCGTCAGGCGGCGGATGCGTTCAAGACGTACTTCAACAGCCAGACTCAGATCGCCAATCAGTACGAAGATGGCGTGATGGGTCGCATGGGTGGTTTCGACTGGTATTCGTCCTCGCTGATGCCGACGCATACGCGTGGTACCGCGAACGGTTCTTATCTGGTGAATGGTGCGGGCCAGACCGGATCGTCGCTCATTGTGGATACGGGTACTGGTACGCTTACGGTGGGTGATGTCATCACCATTGCCGGCGTATTCGACGTGCAGTCGCAGACCAAGGCTCCGCTCGGTTATCTGAAGCAGTTCACCGTGACGGCAGCGTTTTCCGGTGGCGGTGGTACGGTGTCGATCAGCCCGGCTATCGTGACCACTGGTGAGTACCAGAACGTCTCGGCGGCTCCGGCAGACAATGCGCAGGTTTCGGTCTTCGGCACCTCGGGTCAGACCTGGGGCGAGAACGTCGCGTTCGCGCGTGACGCGTTCGTGTTTGCGACCGCCGACCTTCCGCTCCCGCCGAAGAAGGATGCCGCCCGTGCCAGCTTCCAGGGCATTTCTCTGCGTACCATCAACGACTTCGACACGGTGAACGACATGTTCATTACCCGCGTCGATGTGATCTTCGGCTCGGCGGTGCTCCGTCCGGAACTGGCGATCCGCGTACCGAACAACCCGACCCTGTAAGGAGATAGACATGGCTATCACTCACGATCTCACGTTCCACACCGCCCCTGGTACCACCGATGGTGCCGTCATGGGTCGGGACACCACCTCCAAGGATGCGTTCTTCGGTGGCGTTCCGGCTATTCAGCCGACCCTGTCGCTTGGTTCGGCGACCACGACTCAGATCGTCCAGGCTCTCGCCTCGCTGAATCTGGTCAAGACCACGGCGTAATCACTGCATGGATACGGCGGGTGTTCCAGGATTTTACAGGGCGCCCGCCCTATCTACCGGAGATAGAACATGACCACTGCAAAGAAAAAGGCTGACGAGAAGCACGCACGTTACCTCGTCAACCCGGATACCAACCACGTCGAACTCGTGCACGCCGATGACGTGGAAGATCGTCAGGGTAAGGGCTGGAAGGACCCGGAAGGCAAGATGGCGAATGGTGCCGACTGGAACTCGGAAGAGCTTCAGGAGCAGGCGAATGCCGCAGCCGATCAGGCGAAGGTAGCCGCCGATGCCAAGGCTGAAAAGGATGCCAAGCAGGCCGAAGAGGCTGAAAAGGCACGTGCCGAGGCGGAGAAGAACGCCCCGCAGGCCCAGCCGAAGGCCGATATGCGCGTTGAGGTCGTCCAGCACGCCGCTGAGCCGAAATCCAAGAAGTAAGGTAAAATGGAACCGGGTCGCAATGGCCCGGTTTCTTTATGTGGGGAGTGTTATGACGACGGTTTCAAAAATCGTGACGCGGGCACTCCGCAAGATCGGGGTTATCGACGCTGGCGAGTCCGCGACGGCCGTGGATTTCGAGACGGCCTTGGAAGAACTTAACTCGATGATGATCGAGTGGGAATCCGAAGGCACCGCCACAGGTTGGACTGACGTCGAAAACCCATCTGATCCCATCCCTGTGCCGCGCGAAGACGAATCGGCTATCGTGTATAACCTGGCTGTTAGGTTGGCGCCTGAGTGGGATATGGAAGCGCCTGGCACGGTTGTATTGATGGCGTCTCAGTTGCGGCAGAACCTGGCGGCACGTCGTCTCACGGAAATGCCGTTGTCGGCGGCGAATTACACGATTGCGCCGTCGAATGGATGGTACGGATACAACGTTTATTATGACGGTTACGGGTTCCGTCGATGAGCCTTCCGCTCGCCCCTCTGGACATCTTCGGCGGATCGTTCACCGACGAGACGAAGGCATTCGACCTTCAGGACTGCGTCAACTTCCTTCCCGAGCCTGCGGAAGACCCCAAAGCGCGCGCTAAGGGTGTCCTGCGTGGATGCCCCGGACTCAGGCTGTTCAAGGCGCTGGGTGGCTCATTCGGTAGCCGTGGCTGGCATAACTGCGAAGGCACGTTGTTCGTCGTCAACGGCACGACGCTCTACGAGATCCAGCCTGATTCCAGTGCTGTTTCACGTGGAACTGTTCCCGGTTCTGGCCCGGTTGATATGGAGCACAACCAGATTGCAGGAGGCAACGAGGTCGTGATTTTCACCGGGTCCGATGGATTTGTGTGGAATACCTACGCCAAGACGTTTACGCAGATCACCGATGATGCGTTTCCTGGGGCGTTCTCGGCGGGTTACATCGATAGTTACATCTGCGCCGTCGAGCCGCTTGGGCGGTATTGGTTTACCTCTGACTTGGCGAACGCGACATCGTACGATGACACCAATCGGTACTCAGCGGAATCCGCGCCTGATGGGATCTTAGGGTTGCTTGTATCGCACTCTGAGGTCTGGGTATTCGGCCAGCGCACGATTGAGCATTTTCAGGACACCGGTTCGAACGACATAGCGTTCCAGCCAAATAAAGGAACTGTCATCGAGAAGGGCGTGGCGGGTCGTTACTGTTTCGCGCGTATGGATAACACGGTTTACTGGCTGGGTAACGATGGGATCGTGTATTCGGCAGGATCGGGGTATGCACCCACGCGGGTATCCACGCATGCCATCGAGCAGGCGATTGACGGTCTCAACCTGGCAAGCGCCAAGGCCTTCGTGTGGATTGACCGGGGGCACTCGGTGTTTTACCTGGACTTTCCCGACGGCCATACCTGGGGATTCGATGTTTCATCGGGTCTTTGGCACCGCCGTGAGTCGCATGGGCTGACCCGGTGGCGCGTGAATGACGCTATTTACTGGAACGGCGGATGGTATGGCACGGATTTTGCCAACGGAAATATCTATCACCTTGATTGGGACGAATATACCGAGAATGGTGCGCCGCTCGTGGCGATGCGCCGGACTTCTTATCTGTCGTCCAACCAGAACCGGGTAAAAAATGCCGCACTGGAAATCGTCATGGACACGGGCAGGGGGCCGGTCGATGGGGATTCGTGCGTGAATTTGCGGTATTCTGATGACAACGGATATACGTGGTCGAATTACCGGCAGATCTCGCTGGAAGATATCAATAATCGTGGGTATAGGGTGAGATTTACCCGTCTTGGATCGTTTTACCAGAGGGTTTACGAGATTATGGTGTCGTCAAATGTCAAACGAGACATTATCAGTGCATCCGGTGCGTTCGCATGAACCATTTTCAGGAGATCGCCGGAAACATCGATATCATGCCGCTGCTCCTGGCGGTGAAGAGGCGTCCAGAGTTGTGGGAGAAGGACACGTTTCTCCGGGATTACAACCAGGGCGTCCCGTTCGGCTGCATGAAGACGATTTTTCTGCGTTGGCCGGTCATCGAAGACGGTTCAACGATGTCGGAGGAGGATGTTAAGGCATATCTGACTTCGGATCGTCAGCACGAGAGCGTTGACCATCCTGAGTACAAGATTCTGACCGAGGCACGGCCTCTGGTGATGAATCTGATGCATTACGTCGGCGGCGAGCGACTTGGTCGGGTGATGATCAATAAGCTGGAACCGGGTGGTTCGATTACGCCCCATGCGGATACTCCGGCACATGCGGATTATTACTCGCGGTTCCATTTGGTCTTGCAGTCCACTCCCGGTGTTGTGTTCCGTGCGGGGGATGAAGAAACCTACATGAAGACGGGTTTTTGGTACTGGTTCAACAACAAGGAAGTCCACACGGTGATCAACAACTCCGCTGATGACCGTATTCATATGATTGTTGATATTCGGACTAGTAGGTGAGGCTATGACCGTATATACGAGGCCAGCTCCCGGAGAATGGGTTCAACCTGTAAGAACGGGTTACAAGCTGGCATGTTGTGACTGTGGATTGGTACACACCTTGGACTTTCGTGTTTACAAAGGAAGGGTGCAATTCAGGGCCGACAGGAACAACCGTTCGACCGCGATGATGAGGCGTCATAACCACAAAGATGGGGTGAGGAAATGAGCTACTACGACCTTGAAGACGGCGAAGAATTCTTCGAAGCCCTGATGCGTTCGGTGCTGGAATGATCACGTTTGCGGTCGAGCCATGGTCCGTTTACGCGCCTGACGCGGAAGAACTGTGGCCGCGTCACTGGGAAGAACTGGCGAAACATCGCGATAAAATTCCCCTGGATGTGGACTATGACCGATATGAGATGGCTGATGCGTCCGGCGAATTGTTCATCGCTGTGGGTCGTGACAAGGGCCAGGTTGCGGCCTACTGGATCGGTTTTATCAAGGGTCATCTCCACTACAGCGGTACACTGCACGCCTTCAACGACATCTATTACGTCGCGCCCGAGCATCGAAAGTCGGGTGTCGGAACGGAACTGTTCGTGTATGTCGAGCGCGAATTGAAGCGTCGAGGGGTAAAGAAAATCATCAATGCGACGAAGATCTCACACGATCACTCGGCGCTGTTTGAGTCGCAGGGATTTCATGCGACAGAACGTGTTTTCACTAAGTACATAGGAGATTAAGTCATGGCAATCGCTATTGCTGGGTCGGCGGCAGTTGCGGGTGCCGCGATTAGCTCCAACGCTTCGTCCAACGCCGCCAAATCGTCGTCCAACGCCGCCAAGAATGCCTCGGCTACGCAGCTTCAGATGTACAACCAGACGCGCGAGGATCTACAGCCTTATGCTCAGCAGGGCGTTAACGCTACGAATCAGATCAATGCGCTTAACTCGGGCGACTATACGTCATTCACCGCATCGCCTGATTACCAGTTCACATTGAACCAGGGCATCGCGGGGCTGGACAAGTCGGCGGCGGCTCGTGGTGTGCTGAATTCAACTGGATATGGTAAGGATTTGCTGAATTACGCCTCTGGTGTCGCCTCGCAGCAGTACAACAATTATTACAACAAGATCGCAGGACAGCAGTCGCTGGGGCAGTCGGCAGCGGCGGGTACGGCAGCGGCGGGGCAGAATTACGCCAACGCGTCAGCGGCCAATACGCTGGCAGCTGGGCAGGCAAATGCCGCAAATGCCATTAATCAGGGTAATATTGCGAACAACACGATCAACCAGTTTGCTTCAGCCTACGGCCAATATGGTACGGGTTCGGCCTACGGCAAATTCTCGGCGGCATAAGGAACGGATATGGCACTCCCCGACATCGTACAGGCCAACCCGTTCGCCGCCATCAATCAGGGCGTGCAGGCTAAGAATCAGCTAGCCGAGCAGGCTATGCGAATTCAGACCCTTACGCAGAACCAGAACGACCGTAACGCGTTCGCCAAGGCCATTGGCATGGCGGCTACGGGCGACCGTACAGGTGGTCAGAACTTCCTGGCGACCCAGGCGCCGGGAGCGCTGCCCGATTACCAGGGGTACGTCTCACAGCTTGACGCAGGCAAGGCCGCGCAGCTGCAACAGTCAAACCAGGCAATATTCCGTAAGGTGCAGGAGATTTCCCAGCTTCCCCCCGAACAGCGTCAGCCGGCGTATCAGGCGGCGAAGGCTAAGCTTGCAGCGGACGGCGGTGATGTGTCGTGGCTACCTGATGACGTGGATTCGGGGCTGAAGGCGGCTTACACGCATGTGGCGTCTTTTGATCAGGTGTTGAAGGCGTCGGGGCTGGGTCCGGCCGAGGGTGTTGTGGTCGGACAGGGTGGCGTGCTCACCAACAAGAATACCGGTCAGGTGATGTTTGCGAATCCTTCTGCACCAAAGCCCGATCAGATCGTCTCTGTTGGCGTCCCAGGTGGCACTCAGCAGTTCTACAACACGCCTTCGGGACTGAAGCCGATTGCCGCGCCTAGTGGTCAGGCGGGTGGATCGGGCGATCCGGTGAACCCGCTCATCCAGCAGGCTAACCAGATGGTGCAACAGGGTACGCCGCCTGATCAGGTCGAGTCGTGGTTACAGCAGCAGATTCAAGCTGGTGGTGGTCAGGTTGGCGGATCTCAGGGTGCCTCTGGTGGCCTCGGGTTTACCCCTTCGAAATCCGCGACGACCGATTCGTTCCGCCCCGCGACGCAGCAGGAAATCCAGGCGGCTGGCTTGCCCGCTGGATCGTCTGCTCAGGTGAACACGAATACGGGCAAGCTGGATGTGTTGTCGCGTGGGTCTCAGCTGTCGCCAGATAAGCAGGCTGACGTGGCGGCTAAGCGGCAGAAGGCGGAGGATGCTAAGCGTGAGGCTGTGGCTTCGGCGCAGGATTCGATTGACCGTATCGACCAGCTTCTGAATTCTCCGGGATTTAGTCAGTTGGGTACGGCCATGGGCGACCTTGCGGTGAAAACGCCGCTCATCCGAACCGATGCCAAGAACGCCCAGGCTGCATTGGAGACAATCAGCAGCCAGTCATTGCTTAATACGCTCGGTTCGCTGAAGTCCCTTTCGCCAACTGGTGCATCAGGCTTCGGCGCACTGTCTGATTCCGAAGGTCGTATTTTGCGTACCGCTGCCGCCAACCTTGAAACGGGCGGTCAGGATAACGCTTCGCTGCGAGCGAACATCGAGGATCTTCGTCGCAAGCTGGTACGCACTCGCGACCGGATCAATGGCACGCAGGTCCGCCTACCTGAAGAGGAGTCAGGATCTGCCGCGCAGCCTTCCAGTGGCTCACCTGCCGTGGGCCACGTCGAAGGCGGCTACCGCTTCCTTGGCGGAGATCCGGGTAACCATCAGAACTGGGAGAAGCTCTAATGGCCGATCAGGCGCCTTGGGAGAAGTATTCTCAGGCACCGGCCAGTCAGGCCAGCGCCGAGCCCGTCCCATGGGAAAAATATGGTGGATCAGCCACGCCTGCCGCCGCATCCTCTGCACCGAATGCTAACCATGCTGAGGACGTTCCTTACGCATCCGGCGCCAGCCCGTACACAGCTGCGGATCTCAACCCGGAGGCCATGGCGCCAGAACGGCCTAAGTCCACGGGCGAGGTTGCCTCGGATGTGGCCGGAGAGGTAGGCCGGGGTATCGCGCTGGCTGGGAGGTCTTTGGTCAAGGGTGCGGCGGCGATTCCGGATATGGTGATCGCGCCTGCCGCTGGTCTGGTCAATAAGGGACTGGACGCGCTTGGCGTTGACCCGAAGTATCACCAGGCGACGCTCAATCAGGTTCTAGATCAGGGCATTCAAGAGGCCGGTCTGCCCGTACCTGAATCCACGGCAGAGCGGTACATCGACCGCGCGGGGCAGGCTGTAGCTGGTGTAGCGGGAGGCGCCGGTACCGTGGCTTCAGCGCTGCGTAGCACAGCATCTCCGGTGGCCGCTGGCGTGGCCGAACAGATCGCGGCGAATGTGCCTCAGCAGGCGCTAGCGGCGACTACGGGCGCTTCGGCTGGGCAGGCGGCACAGGATGCGGGATTCGGTCCCGTGGGCGAGCTTGCGGCCTCTGTGGGAGGCGCGCTGGCCCCTTCCGCAGCAGTGGCAGCTACGAGCCTCGCCAACCCGGCCAACATCGTCCAGCGTGCGGCTAACTACGCCTCCACCCGTCCGTCGGCGGCTGGTTTCACTCAGGAAGGCCGCGATCTCGCGGCGCGAACTGGTATCGACTTCACGCCGGGTCAGCTGACAGGTACGAAATTTCAGACGGGTCTTGAAAATACGGCACGCCAGTCGTTTTTTAGCGCTGACAAGGCATTTCAGGGCGATAAGAAAACGGCCGATCAGGCGATTGCCTACCTTGGACGCCTCATGGATAACCTCAACCCTGGTGAGGTTTCGGCTCAGGGTGTTGGCGACAAGATCCAGAACACGGTCCGTAACGTCGTAAAGAGCCTGTCGGACGCCCGTGAGGCATCGGGTAAGCAGCTATACGGCGATGTCGAGAAGATCGTGGGTGACTCGCCTATTGTCCAGTACAACAACACGAAGGGCGTCTTGCAAGACATCTTGCAGCAGTATTCCGATGTGCCGGGTGCAGCGGCGAAGACGGTCAGGTCTCAGGTTCAGGCCCTTCTGGACGACGTTAACGCCAAGCCTGCGTTCTCTCTGGATGCGGCGCGTCGGGCGCGCACGTCCTACGGGCAGGCGGCGCGTCGCTCTGGCGACATCTTCGAAAACGTCAATCCGCAGGTGCAACAGACCATCGCCAAGCGCCTGTACGGTGCGATGAGCCAGGATATCGATGATACGGCTTCGGCTATCAATCACGTCGAGATTTCACAGAACCCGTTGCAGACCCAGACGGGTGCAATCACGGTAAACAGTGGCGGTAACGTCGGGGATATGCTTCGTGCGGCTAATGCGAACTATAAGCGCTATTCTCAGCTTATCGATGGGGTGGAAAATTCCCCTCTTTCGAAGCTTCTTGGGAATGACGTGGTTGTCGATGGGAATACGATTTCCAATCTGGCCCCGGAGGAGGTGGTGAAGCGCATGCAGGGCTTGCAGCCTAGCCAGCTTAAGACGGTGGTTGGCGCGCTACAGAAGAACAACCCGGAAGCTTTGCAGGAGTACAAGCGCCTGTTGGTGCAGAACGCCGCCGATACGGCTATGTCGTTGCCGACAAGCGCGGGCGCTAACCACGTACCGCTGAATGCTGGTGGGTTCATCCGCGCACTGGGTGGTAACAAGCCTGATCAGGTGGCAAAACTCCGCACGCTGTTTTCAGGTCAGGAAATGGATCAGATTGACGATGCCTTCGCGGCCATGCGTCGTCTGGGGGATAAGTTCGGCGCGAATTACTCGGGCACTGCGGCGCAGGCTGAAGTCATGAATGCGGTGAAGAACTTTTCGGTTAGGGGCATTGCTTCGACACTTGGTTCTGTTGCCGGACTTCGCCGGGTGGCCGGAGCCATCGCCAATTCTGACGGTCGCCAGGCCATTGTCGCGCTATCCAAGGCCAAGCCGGGTAGCGTCGAAGAACGCGCCGCTGCAAAAATTCTCAACCAGATTGCCACACAGCAAGGGGATTCGCCGTGAGCTTCCGATTTCTAGACCAGGCGCCACAGTTCTTTACCCGGGATGGTCGCGTCCTGGCGGGCGGCTCGCTGACGTTTTACACCACCGGCACGTCGATCAAGCTCAACACGTACACCAGCAAGGATCTATCGTCCCCAAACACCAACCCGGTATCTCTGGATGCCGATGGCAGGGCATCGTCGGATATCTGGATGGATGGCGAGTATCGGGTGGTACTGGCCGACTCGGAAGGCGCTATCCAGTGGACTCGCGATAATGTTGAGGGACCTGCGGATCTGCCGACGTTCTCATCGGGGCAGGCCGGGTATTTCCTATCGACAAATGGGGAAGATCTTCTGTGGGTGCCGATTCGCCAGCCTCCCGATCCTGCCGGGCAGGTAGGTAAAATCCTTGGGTCGGATGGCGCCAATATCATCTGGCAGAATCCTCCGGCAACGCCGCCGCCTGCGACATCCGACGTGGCTGTTGGTACCACAAATGTCTCGATCAGCGATGGTACGCGGAAGATCCTCATCCAGACTGGCACCGCGACGGCTCCCAATGTGGGTGGGCGTGATACATCGGTTTCGGTGAATTTCCCCACGGCATATTCTGGAAATCCTCTGTATGTTGGTGTAACGCCTCGCTACAGCGGCACCGTGTCGGCCTTGGGTAACGCTCCGATTCCTCACCTTAGCTCTTTCAGCAATACGTCGTTTACAGTAGTGATGTCCGCTGGTGAGCGCGACGATACGGGATCGGGATTCAATTTTAACGCCGCCATTCCATTTGATTGGGTGGCCTTCGGTCTGGTTGCCGTATGACAAATAGGGTATTCCTTCCTCAGTCGCAAACTACGCTGGTCAATCAGCGTGGTGTGACCATGCAATCGTTCTATCGGTGGTTCCAGTATATCGATGGCGCGGTGAGCACGAATGGGGATAATGGGAATACCTATGCGGACCAGATCAAAGCGATTGCGCTGGCATTAGGTTCGCCAGATGGCTCGGTGTCTGGTATCCCTCCTCAAGGCAACCAGGCCGTTATCAACGGCGCAGGGTCTATCGAGGTCAGTGGCACACTTGAGTCGGGAGTCGTCAATTTATCCCTGTTCGGTGACGCCGCCTATCCGCAGAACGATTCGTACTATGGGACGGATGCGACAGGTAAGCGAGGTTTTTACACCCTCGCGAGTGAGGTCGTCACATCTATGGATGGATTCAAGGGCGATGTGGTTATCACCAATGACGACCCATCCATTGTCGTACGTAATTCGCTAAATTCGATCTATCTATCGGTTGGAATCATCGATTGTGGGATAATTACCGTGCCTTCCATGGGACGAATCACCTCCACAGGTGACCGCCGCGTAACTTCTACCGCAGACCACCGGATTACCGCGTAATGGCAGACGTCACCATCAATGGGCTAAGCGCCGGAATGATTTCAGGCACAGACGAGATCGAATACCAGATCACGGGCGGTGGCGCGTCTAGGAAAACGACAGCGGGGGCGATTGCCGCGCTAGCCGGTGCTCTGACAAATCCCATGACGTCTGTGGGAGACATCATACGTGGCGGAACATCTGGGGCACCTACCCGACTTGCTATCGGCACTACGGGTCAGGTGCTTACCGTGGCGGCGGGGATTCCTTCGTGGGCAACGCCTACCACAGGCGTGACGCTGGCAAATACCTCGCCATGGACTAAGAATCAGTACGTAACCCCCGTGTCGGTTGCCTCGGCGACGGGTACGTATACGCCTGACGCATCAGCATCCAACAACTTCCAGCTGACGCTTACGGGAAATCTGACGCTAGCAAATCCGGCCAACCTTCAGACTGGTATGGTGCTTAATTTCTGCCTGGATGAAGATGCCACGGGTGGACGAACCATCACGCTTGGGTCGCTTTACAAATGGCCTGGCGGCACTGTGCCTACTTGGGTCACGACCGCATCAGCTAAGAATTTCTTCAGCGCTTACTACGATGGCGCTATTTTGCGGTGCTCTGGCGGCGTGGGGTATGCCTGATGTTCACCACAGGGGTGGCCTTTTTTGGTGCATCTAGCACATTATGGAAGCCGAGTAATCTTCCTAATCTGTACGCCTGGTATAAGGCAGATAGTCCGCTCAATACGTTGAGTGGATCGAATTACACTACGTGGAAAGACTTATCCGGAAATTCTCATGATGCGAGCATCAGCGGCACTGTGTCGATGGTTTCTGGAACGATTGGCGGCCGCTCGGCGGCTTCTTTTACGCAAAACACTGACAACGTAGCTGTCATAGCAAGCTCTGTAGACATTCTTAGGAATAAGAACGGATTCCATTTCGGTTCCATGCTTCAGCAGACTTACACTGGTTCAAGCCAGGGAACTTTGTTCCAGTCAGATACGAATAGCTCCGGCTTCGCTAGGGTATATATCAGATACCCAAACACATCAGCGCGAACGCCCGCTATTTTAGGTCGCCGACTAGATGCGGATAGCTTGTCCACTGTCCAATCACCCACGACGGTTACAACCGTTTCATCTCTTCTTGTGAACATCAATTACAGCACGGCTACCGCCGACTTGCGAGCTAATGGTACCCAGTTAATTAGCGATGTATTTACTTCATCGGGGAGCACGTCAAACACGTCAAGCGCATTTAACGCGGCGGTAGGCAACCAGGCGGGTACGTCTAACAGCTTTGGTGGCTATATTGGCGAGGTAGTCATCTGCGATGCGGGCTTATCCCTTGCGGATGAGCAGCGTCTTGAAGGCTACCTTAACTGGCAATGGGGACAACAGTCCTCTCTTCCATCGGGTCACCCCTATAAATCAGCACCCCCCATGATATGACGACTCAGCGCATAAAAAACCGATACGCTGATACGCCGTCAGCCCGACTGTCGGATATCCCTCTTGACCGTGAACTGGTCATCCAGGGGTCTGATAACACGCTGTGGCGAGGTGATGGCGTCACGCCGGGCGGTATCGCTATCACGGTAGCAGGAGCAGCCACAGGGACGGTTACTTCCGTCAACTTCTCGGCACCTTCGATATTCACGCTGGCAGGGAATCCGATCACCACAGCGGGTACCATCACATTGGGGTTGGCGAACGAGCCCGCCATGACGGTATTCGCTGGGCCGATATCCGGCACGGCGTCTGCGCCTTCGTTCCGTGCGCTGTATGACTCCGATATCGCCGTATCGATGATTACCGACCAATCGGGTGTATTGCTCACCGATCAGTCCAATGTAGCCCTTGAGTCGAACTCCTATGGATTTTCTATCTCATGGGCGACTGTCACGGGTAAGCCAACAACGCTGGCCGGATATGGCATCACCGATGCTGTCGTTAAGATGGGTGATCTTCCTTATCATCCGCCATTTCTTACTACAAATGTACCTGCGGCGGCGGGTAATCAATACCGAACAGTGACTATTACCAATCTGGCCGAAGGCGCGCGTATTTGCTGGTCTGACGGGGTAAACTGGCGGCGACTTTCCGACAACTCTATCGCGGTGTAAATCATGGCGCTTACGGACCCGAGCAATACAATTATTCGCGGATTGAGGCTGAATGTCGGGCTGGACGGATTGACCATTTCCATGGGTAAGGGATCGTGTTTCCTGCCTAACACCAGGCGACTTATTAGTGACGGTAGTTCGGCGGTAACACTTTCGTCTCCCACGGTATCAACGTGGTATTTCGCCTACGCCTATGAGGGCGACCCTGGCGTGGCGCAGCTTGAGCTATCTACTGTTTCGCCCGATACGCCGTATCCTTTGCCAGGTTCCACGGCAAGGACGAAAACCGGTGACCTGACCCGTCGATACCTGGGGTCGGTTTATGTGCAGTCAAATGGTCTTGTTAGGCCATTTAGGCAGACGGTGGCGACAGACATCGGGAACGTGGTGCTTTTCAGCGCGGCCACATCGGGCGGAAGCATCCCGGCAACGACGAATCTTCTATCGGCATTCGTGGCATCCACCGCGACGACGATACCGTTGAATCCGATCATTCCCGCCACGGCTACCCACGTCCGGCTAGACGTCAAAAACGCTTCAAACCGTCAAATTTACATCGCCAACCCTGATAACGGCGCTGCCAGCCCAACGAACTGGTCTGTATCGGCAATGCCCAACGAATCAGTATGTTGCGATGTCGAGCTAAGTTCGACCCAGACGATTTCGGCTATACTTTCCACAACAGGCCTCTTGGGTTCGGTATTGGGCCTAGTCCTCGCCGGGCAGGTCAATATCTACATCCAGGGCTACATTTACGACAGGTGATCTATGACGAAGTACGCGACCGGGTATCCAGCATCAGGGGCATTGACCGGCGCGGAAACGTTGCAGGTGGTCAGGGCTGGGGCTGATTTGCAGGCACCTGTATCCGGGTTCATGCCGACATCATATATCGATGGTCTAATTCTCAAGTGGGTGTCGAATACGGCGGTCACGGTTACATCTGGGTCGGCTTATGTGCCATCGCTTGGATACACGCTTAGGGCCACGTCTGACATCGCAAAAACATCGTTGTCTTTGTCCGCTTCAACGATGTACCACGCGTATTTATTTTTGAATGGATCAACCCCTGATGTGGAATTCGTCACTACGGCTCCATCCGCGCCCTACAACGGTATTGCCAGGACGAAGACATCCGACACCACACGACGATACCTAGGATCTTTTATTACCACTTCAAGTGGCGCGGTATCTCCTTTTACAGCGACAGGTTCGTTCATGTGTATGTGGACGGCCAATCGCGTGGTTAATAATGGCATGAATACTGCTGTGACAACCGTTTCAGTTTCATCGGTTGTTCCAGCTTCTTGCTCATCTATTTTTTTGCGTTGTCAGAATAATTCAACAGCAAACTCTGCATTGATTAACTGGCCTGAAAACATATCCGCTGGAAGCTCTAGTTATGTGGCTATTGGTGCTGGACGTGATTTATCTATTTACGTACCTGTGCCGTCTTTGCAAATTACTTACAACTATAGCGGGGCTCCGGCGACCAGCGGAACTTTCTTAGATGTACTTGGCTACAATTTCGAAAGGTAACCAGATGAAATCACGCCGCCAAGGTGAGCATCCTGCACGCAACTACCTGGCGGCGCTATGGGAGCAGCTGGACAAGAGTAAGGGTAAGCCTACTGTCGAACTCATTCAGTCGGCGATGGAAGGTCTTGAGCATGCTGGAAGGCTGATCGACCAGCTAAGCCCACTAGAGTCCGAAGAGCGAACCCTCCTTGGTCTACTGGTTCAGTGCGCCGAGATCCGTACTATGGAAATCGGTGGTGGCAAGAAAAAAGAGTATATGGAAATCGTGAACCGGGATAACTACGAGTTCATCATCAAGCGTCTTATCGAGTTGAGGAAGAAGCATCCGTGAGTTTTTCAGAGAAAATGTTGGTTTCGATATCGCCTGGCATAGCCAAGTATTCAGATGCGCTTCTCGATGCCATGAGGAATAGAGACATCAGTACATTTCTCAGGGCAAGTCACTTTCTCGCTCAATGCGCTCATGAATCATCAGGGTTCTCCACTGTTGTTGAAAACCTGAATTATTCTGCTGAACGACTTGTTTCTGTATTTCCTAAGTACTTTGACTCAAACAACTCAAAGTTATACGCAAGAAACCCTGAAAAGATAGCAAACCGCGTATATGCAAACCGAATGGGAAACGGACCAGAAGAATCTGGTGACGGTTGGAAATACAGGGGTAGGGGGCTAATCCAATTGACTGGGAAGGACTCTTACAAAGCGTATGGAAGAGGGGTTGATGTAGAGCCAGAACTTCTTGAGACGCCTACGGGTGCCGCAGAAAGCGCGGCTTGGTTTTGGTCTAGAAATGGCATTAACGCACTAGCTGATGCTGATGACATTAAGGCCGTCACAAGAAAAGTGAACGGTGGTCTGAATGGCCTGGATGATCGCATCAAATGGCTAATCCGTGTTGAAGAAGCACTTACGGTGGGGTGACCTATGGCGATTGCGGATGGGGTGATCGACGCACTGTGGAACGCGGTGGAGCGCATATCGTCCATGCCGCAGCTACAGGCGGTGCTGGTTGGTCTATTGGGTGGCGTGGCGGCTACGTACGCCTTGGCGACCTGGATGCCTCCGAACATGAATACGGCCAAGGCCAAGCGAATTACGGCGCTGGTGGCTGGCGGAACTACGCTTAACTTGGCGCTGGTCATGAGCACCACCGTGGCGACGTTCGTGTGGGCTCTGGTGTTCGCCATGCTTTCGCCTGCGGTCCATGGGTCCATCGTCCGGTTCGTGGCCCACAAATGGCCTTGGGCGGCTCCTGAGAGCGTCATGGAGCCATCGGAGGTGGCTGAGGCGGACCGGCGTAAGCGTCAAATCGTGAGGGAGTTGGAGCCATGAAGACATTGAACTGGCCCATGTGGGTCATCGTGATCCTGGGTAGCGCATCGGTCTTGCTGACGCTGTACGCCATGCACCTAAAAGTAGAGATCGCCGGGTACCAGAAAGCCATGGTGACTTACCAGTCGGCTCAGGCCACGAACCTGGAATCGATATCTAATCTGGAAGCCGTTGCTCGGAAACTTGCATCCCAAGACGCCGAGAACCGAGCCAAGGCGGCGGACGCGGCGGCTAGAAATAAGCGCATGTTCGACGCACTGAACGAACAGCTAAAGAATCGTCAAACGGTGAGGGAGAAGGTCTATGTTTCGGATAAATCGGCTGGCGATTGGGCTGACGGCATCGTTCCTTCTGCCGTGGCTGACAGCCTGCGGTGATGTAGCTGTACGAACTAGGGACGTTGAGGTGCCGTATCGGGTGTATGTGCCTTTGGACGCCAGGCTGACCTCGGACGTGGATTACTCGGTGCTAACGCCGGGACCGGTAAAGAACCGGCAACTGGCCGATAAGCTCGACCAGTGCCAGGTGGTTGTTAAGCAGCAGGCGGGGCAGCTTAGGGAGATTCGGGCTTTGCAGCCAGCCGGGCAGAATTAAAAAGGCTCATCCGAATCCACCGCTACCGGCGCGTATTCTACCGTATCGGCTTCTTCTGGCGTTTCGGCGGCTAGGGCGGCGAGTGATCCAGCTAGCGAGTCGTCCGAAGCGATACGGCGCTGATCCGATCCACGATAGTCGTCATCCCCGTGCGTTACAGCCGCATACTCGCCTTCGGTCATATCCGGCATGGGAATGAACTTGAACAGTCGCTTCACCGGCGTCTTACGGTGCATCTCATCGGTGTGAAGATTCCACGGTGAATCCTCACGCGACGTCTTTGACAGACCCTTGATGCGGTCGAGATCCTTGATGCTCATCACCTCGCGGTATTTACGCCCGTCCTTGTCTGTTGCGATAGCGTAGGCTCCGATCACCTTGCCGCGATCCACGCCAAGCGGAGCAGGCTCATGGATGATCCTGGCATCATCGCCAAGGTGGTGAACGAACTTGTCATTGGCGTAGACGATATGAGACTCGATCCCCACGCCGTGATTTGCCGCGATCTTACGAAGGCCGAATACCATCGGCTGAAACGTCGCCTTGCCCTTCTGGGGGACGATAGCACCCTCCCGGCCGTCAGGCATCAATCCCATGTAGGCGGCCGTCTTGATGGACGAGAACAGGGATGCGCGGTCAAGGCTAAGTATCGTGGGATTACGCTGCACAGCGTCAAGTAAGGCGCGCTTGAAACGGCCGACAACGGGCGAGTCATTGGGAACACCCATCGACTGCGCAAGCTGCGAGGTCATCTCAGGCGTGTTGATGGTGTCGGCGAGTTTCTTGCCTTGGTCTTTCACGGATAGATCATTCATATTTAGTAGCCCACTTTGGCCTGCTGTATTGAGTCGCCTTAGCTCTAGGCTTAGGCCATTCGTTGTTCTTTAGACATTCGGCATAGATCTCGTATGCCTTTCTGGATGCTTTCTCAGCATCATCCAACGCCTCATCGTCGGGGTAAAATATCTCACACACATACGGCGCCTCCTTCTCAATGGCGATGAACGCCATTTTTTTCATCGGCTTACCGGTCACCAGAGATTTCACGAACGGGTAGTGGTACACCGCCGTGTTGTAACCATAGTCCTCTGCATGAGCTTCCCACTTCGCCAGGGACGCGACTGACTTCAGATCGAAGTCGTATTCAGGCACCGGCGAGTCGTCAATGTCGAACCTGGCCTTGACACGGAAGCCTAGACCGGTATCGGCGAAGTACGACACCTCTGGATTGAACTTACGAAGGATGCCACGGATCGATGGGTCTGAATGTGCCGCATCTCGCATGCGACGGGCCACGTCCGCCTGTGACGGTTTGATGGGAATCCGTCCATTACCGTACTCGATCAGCGCATCCCATGCCTTCGTACCACGCCGGATATCGTCGCTGGTGGCGATGACGAATGTTTCATCGAACCTATCAGGCTCAAGAATGGCCTTGTGGATGATCGATCCGTCTTCGGTGGACCTTGTGTTGACCGATTCGCCGTACATGAAGTGTGCGGGGGATTTCAGCAGTTTTCTCAGCGACGAATTCCCCAGCGCCTGGTCAGCGTGGTAGTCCTGTTCGGATAGGTTGGGGTGGCGGCCTAGGAGGTCGGTCATTTTGGCAGGTTGATCTTGTCGATGAGACGGTTGCCAAACCAAAGCTGTAGAACGTGCTCTTCTTCGTCCTCGTCAAATCCAAGGTCGAACTGCAAGTTCTTAGCCAAAATATCTACCAGTTCATCAGTGCTCATTCCTCATCCTTCTTTTTAGAGTAGTACTCAACCATGCTCATCAGAGGCCTGGTGTCGTAGTACATCCACCCACTCATGGGCTCATACCACAATTTTCTATGGTCGAAGATTTCTTCTTTTAGCTCTTCGCCTTCTATGAAATTCTTTTTGTATCTTGTTTTCATGTAATCGATAGCCTGTAAAGGTGGGATGATATACATGACTACTGGCCTTGAGGCCATCGAATTACATCAAGATCTCCTTTGAAAACCATCCATGCGTACTTGAACCTAAGTTTCCAATCCTGCATTCCAATGGGACGGCTGTAAACGTAACCATTCCCGTTGTTATATGAAGTTGAATACTTGATATTTATGATGTCTTCCGGAATGAGCATGGCTGGAACTTTCTTCATTTATCACCCCCAAACATCCAGGAATCGTCTTCGCCATCTTCAAGACCTTTGCTCCACGCAGCAAAAAGCATTGCAACATGGTCATTTCGATAGCATCCGTATGCATCAACCTGTGTATTTTCGACAGCCATGCTTTTTAACCATTTTTCAAATCTAAGGTGAAATTGATCTTTCATTTCTCAGAAACTCCAAGGGAAAACCCTTTGTGCCACCCGAAGTCAACCCCAACAAGGAAAGCATGCCAACGGTCGCTAACCCTGTAATCCTTGTAGTCACCATTCGATGTTAGATCTAGACGCATCTTCGCCTTGGAAAACCAATCTCTGTCTTTGATCCAAGACTCGAACCGTTGGCGGCGAATGTCGTTTTTATCGATCATCTTGCACCTTCATAGCCCTGCGAACAGCTTTCCTCTCAAGATCGTTATCGCATAGAGACATAGGATCTATCCGTGTTCGCTTAATAAGGTTTATGAGAGTAAGCCGCTGGTCTTCAAGATCATTGATCCAGTCCTGAAGCATGGCGACTTCACCAAAATCGTCTTCGTAGTCGATCATTCGATCACCTCAACCAGTTTGACCCGACGGGCGCCTTGACGTGCCGCATTGATGGCTGCTTCTTCCGATTCGTGACATACCAAATAGTCGCCCGCTTCTTCAGGATATTCATTTATCCAGAACTCGCGAGGACCTGGTTTTACTCGATAATCGTTTTCCTCAAAGTTCCAAACCGGCTCACCGTGTTTATGCCAATCAGTCCATTCGGCGTCCTTCCTATGCCTAAACTGGATCTTTGCCCCATTTAGGTATGCATTGATGACTAGACCTGCATCCCAGGTCTTGTGCTTGTTGACGTACTTAGCGCGATCCGCTGGGTTGCTAAACATATCTATAACCTCCAAGGATTTCCAAAATTTTATTGCCACACTCAGCCTCGGCGTTGATGGTGGCACTAAACACGGGGTTTTCGTGGCAAGAGCTATCCCACGGCAAGCAAAGATCAGATGCAAGACGCTCAAATTTGTCTAGTACTTCTTCAAGCGCCTCGTAGGTTACCCAGCGTCCTTCGTCGTCTGGTTCCATCTTGACTCCTGTATATTCTCCTGTAGAGCGATTTTCCTGCATCTCAGGCTCAAATCTTTCTACCTGATAAAGCAATGGCTTCTGTTTGTAAAAACGGTTGTATTTCTTATCCATTGTCTATGTCCTTGTATGCATACATTGATCCTGTGAAGTAACCTGCCTGCCAAAAGTAATAGGCAGTCTGCTTATCAGGCAAAACTCCCATGCCGCTTAATGCATTCGATACTTTTTCCCAGAAAGACTGAAAGTCTTTGTCTAGGCTGAAATCAACTAAGTGATCTCTAACCTCCAAATATTCATCTTTCAAGCATTTCGATGATTTTTTCAAGGGTGTACCTCGCAGTTTGGTATGAGTCGATGCCACCATCTTTGATGATCTGCTGGAGGCCTTCATTTGCTACGACCTGCAAAGATTTCATCCTGTCAATGGCAGCAACAAGTGCTTCCTCTGTACCCCAAAGACCTTCATCAGAAGCGAAGTATGAGCATAGCTCCAAGCTATGAATGAGTCCGCCATTCACAAATCACCTCACCACCGCCACATGCGGCCTAGGTAGGTCACACTAGACCTATCCGATATCCGTGTCAAGCGTTGACACAAGGTCAGATATGCCCCACCATCGGCCTAACCCATGAGAGGAACGCGTGTGAAAAATCCTGTTGATTACGTGATTGATGCCTACCGACCGCGCGATTCCCGCACCGGGGCGACAGGGGTAGGTGAGCTGGCGAATGAGCTAGGCGTGTACCCTAAGACGATTCGTCGGTGGCGTGAGAAGGGATGGATTCCGGCTGAGCGCCTGGCGGATGTCATGGCGGGGGCTAAGCGGCGGGGGATTCGGCTGGATGTGGCGCGGTGTGTGCCGTTGGTTAGGAGGGGGTGAGTATTTGGCCGGAGGATCAATGATGAAATATCCACTTATCGAACGGCGTGAAGTTATGCTAGTTAATCCATACACCGGTCAAGCGAGAGACATTCGCGACGTCAACTCTGATCCATATGGATTCCTTGTGGTCGATCCTTCTAATCATCTTATGGCATGTAAGGGTGACGAAAATAGTGTCGAGACTGATAAATATGAATGATCGAAAATGGAACCCGGTCAATACCGCTCCCGTCGATGTGTGGTTATTGGTAAGAGTGGGAGGCGAAGACGTTCCGGCTATTGCCAAGGCATGGAAATCAGGTATGGATACCGTCGAGCATTGGACTTGGTGTAGCGATCTTAGGTTTGCTCAAACAGAAAGAGGAGGTGTTTACTGCGTTCTTGAAAACGTTACTCACTGGATGGAATTGCCAGGATTTTTTGATGTTCCACATGGAACCAAGGAGTGACCATTGGAACTACGCCAATACCAATGGCCGATCATCGAATCGCTGCGCAAAGAGTTCAAGCGATATGACAGAATCATCGCGTCATGCCCGACTGGTTTCGGGAAGACGGCTATTGCGTCCTTCATAGTCAAGGGCCTCGCCGAACGTGGAAAACAAGTCTGGTTCGTGTGCCATAAGTCGTTCCTCCTTGAGCAGGCTAGCGCGAAGCTTAGGGAATGTGGCGTTCGGCATGGCCTTGTTGCTACGGGACGTCATCCTGATCCTAGGCATAATGTGCTGGTTTGTAGCCTGGGAGTATTGCGCAATCGGATCGATGCGCTAAAGCCGCCTGACTGGATCATCCTAGATGAGGCACACCATGCCAGCGCGACCACTTGGGCCAAGCTTTTCGAACTGTATCCCAAGGCGAAATTCTTGGGGCTTACCGCGACCCCGGAGCGCCCGGACGGCACAGGCTTGGACGCTTACTTTGAAACGATTGTCTCCGGGGCTTCCATGGCTGAACTTATCGAATGGAATCGTGGTCATCCTGGCGAAGGGTTGTGCCCTTTCGAAATCTTCCTCTCTCCAGGATCCGGGGATTTTTCAACCGCCAAGCATAACTCTAAGGGCGAGTTCGACCTAAACGACGTCGGCCAGATGATGAACGACCGAAAGATCATGGGCGATGCGGTGGCTGAGTATAAATCGCATGCCATGGGTCGACGGTTTCTGACATTTGCACCGACGATTGCTGTTTCTGAACGTGTGGCGGAGGCTTATAGGAATGAAGAGATCAGGTGTGTACACCTTGACGGTGCTTCAGATAGAAAAGACATTCGGTCGGCCCTGCATGATTTTGAACAGGGCAAACTTGACGGGATATCAAGCGTCAACCTTTTTTTGGAAGGCCTCGATGTCAAAGGAGTCGGGGCAATTCAACAACTACGCCCTACTGAGTCCATCGTGGTATATCTTCAAAGCTTGGGCCGTGGTCTTCGCTCCGAGATGGGCAAGAGTTCATGCACCATCCTCGACCACGTTGGCAACGTGGGCGGTTGGAACGGACCTGAGTGGGTGCCAAAGCATGGAAGGCCTGATGATCCACGGGAGTGGTCCCTTGAAGGACGACGTAGGCGTCAATCAGAGAAGCCCTTGGCGCTGTGGGAGTGCGGACGGTGCCACACCGCAAATTCAGCGGCCTACGCGATTTGCAAGTCGTGTGGAGAGCCTAAGAAAGTAAAGGTCAGGAAAGAGATCGAGGTAGACGCGGCGGCTTCGCTGGAACGGCTAGACCTAGAAGCCATCCGATCCGCTCAGAAGAAAGACCAGGCCGCAGCACGTACCGTCGATGAAATGGTCGAGAAGTTGAAATACTCACGTGGCCGCGCCGAGCACATCGAAGCGGCACGCAAAGAGAAGGCGTTCAAGCGCGCGTCGGTCCGCGAACTGGCCGAGAAACGGGGTGACCACTCAGTGCTACGCGAGTACATGCAGTGGAAGCCTAAGCAGTTGGATTCGTATTTGGAGGGTGGGTGATGCGCGTAAAAGTGGTTAGGTTCAAGGATGGAAAATTCGGAGTTAGGCGATGGAGATGGAGGTGGATAAACCCTTCTGGTTTTGAGTACTTAGGCATTGATTCGGCAAAAAACGGTAATTTTTGGTGGTGGCATACCCCAGATGAACATCGACGCACAGATTCAGAAATTATCGCCATAGCTTTAAAGGATGCATTTTTGAAGAAATATCTTCTTGAAAAAGAAGAAGAAGAAAAACTGAAAGATTATGGGAGGCCGGTATGAGTACACCGATAAAGGTATTTTTGTACGGGACGGGGTTGCTATTGGCTATTGCTGGTTGGGCTTGCCTGATCGTTTATGTGCCGCAGCCGTATAGCCTTGCACTTTCCTTCGTCCCGGCCATGGCATGGCTGTACTACACCGTATGGATGGTGGTTAAAAAATGATCTGGCCCCGCCACAACGACTACGCCGTGAAGTCCCAAGACGGTCGATTCTCGATCTGCCGGGTGAATATCGGTGGGAGGATCGACTACGAACTATGGCTGGTCCGATGTAACACGTTCCTTTCAGCCCGACGAGACGTCAAGAACACCGACGCCTGCCGGTTGACCGCCATTAACGAACTTAAGGGTGAGGCCGATGAGTACGTCAAGCGAGAAGAAATCGCTAAGGGACATGCCGACACTGGAACTGTCTCTGCAACTTAACACGCTGAAATCCAGCCTGTCTGTGCTGGACCGAGAGCGGAATCTGTTGATCATTCAAAAGAAGGCGATTCGGGATGAGCTTAAGCGGAGGCGGTAAGACGGAGGCGCAGATCCAGGCTGAAATCATGGCGGAGTGCTCCAAAGGTCCTACGCGGCTTTGGCGTACGAACGCTGGTATGGGCTGGGCTGGCCGCTTGGTTTCCAATGTGAGAGGCACGGTAACGCTCGCCACGGCCAGGCCGCTTCACGGCATGCCAGAGGGATGGCCTGATCTGACAGGGTTCACCGTGACCGATACAGGCACCGTCCCGGTATTCGTGGAGGTCAAAGATGCGACGGGACGTGTCAGGCCGGAACAGGTCAAATTCCTTGAGTTCCTACGCTCCATGGGTTGCCGAGCCGGGGTTGCCAGGTCTGTCGAGGATGCCCGAAAAATAATTGAAAATACCTGTTGACACGCGCCTAAGGGTAGGGCAATCTAGCCCTACCAACACGCGATGAGGGTGATGTGATGAATCAGATCGATATGTTCGAAAGGCTTCGCAAGGAAGGCGAGGACTGGGGCGTCGTCAAGGGGATCTTCTGGTGCCTCGGCGTTGAGGTGGTGACGTACCTTGGTCTTCAGTTCGTGCTATGGGGGATTGGGGCATGAACAAAAAGGTAGAAGTGATGAGCAGCCAGAACATCAATTTAAGTTTGATGGAAGCCATAGGCCGCATTGGTGAACTCACCGCTGAGGTAGCGAAGTACAGAAAGGCGCTTGGGTGCATAGCCAACAGCAAGGATATCAACGCATGGCTTGCCGACATTGCCCGCAACGCCCTCAAGGATTCATCCCCATGAAAGGCCAACTCTCCCACGACCTCCGCCACCCCGAAGCCGATCCATTCCACAACGGCATCCCGTCCGACATCGAGGATCGCGCCAGGGAATACTGGTTCAACCAAGGCGTGGACGATCCGACGCCGGAAGACATCCTTGATGTGTCATATACGATCTACGAGCAGGACGTTCGTCAAGACCAGAAAGACGATGAATACCTTTACTGGATGGGCCAAAGCGATGTGTGAACTGACTCTGGAAGCCGCTGGAATACCCTCAGAGAAAGCCGAATGGCGTCGCCTGGCAAAAGACTCCCGCCGACTTGCACATCAGTGCCTGAGTTCCGCCAAGGCCATGCGAGACAGCGGTGACTCACTGATGGCGCTGTCCTACCTTCGAAACGCACTCCGCGCCCGTCAGTGGGCTAACGATTGGATGAGGGACTCACGATGAACCCGTTTCAGCGCGTCATCCCCCACGCCGGATCTTTGGGCCGTTGCCCACGATGCGGAACGGTATCCCAGCACGTCACACAGCACGAAAGTCATTGGATCGAATGCCGCGACATCGTATCCTGTGGCGTTAGCACCGAGAAGCACGAATCATTTGATAAGGCCCAGGATGAGTGGGCACTGATGGGAGCCATGGCATGACCACGAATGACACGATGGGCGGGGAGAGGAAGGTGGATGTAAGTGACTGGGTTGTCGCTAACCGGGAAGACGGCACGGAGCTTTTTACGCATCGTCTTGTTTGCCATGACGGTTTCAACGTGTCTGTGCAAGCTAGCCGATGCCATTACTCGACGCCGAGAGAAAATGGCGAACCTCGATATTTCGCCTTTGAGCTTGGTTTCCCTTCGGAAGATATGGGCGCTCTAATCAATGATTACGCGGAAGACAAGGATGACACGCTAAATACCGTGTACGGGTATGTGCCTGCCGAACTTGTCCAGTCTGTTTTGGACCTGCACGGCGGTATTAAGGGTCGCTATGTCGATGAGGACTTGACTGGAGGCACCCCATGACCACGAACGGCGGGAAGGATGGGTTATTGGAAGACGGCCCGTGGATTTACCGGGCGAAACTTTCCGGTAGCGAAAACCACAAGGGTTATCTTGTGGGCAAAGACGGGGTGGGTATCGTCGCTGACGTCATGCCTCTGGACGAGGATGGGAAAGGTGGCGAAAAAGTCGCCCGCCTCATAGCCTCGGCGCCGGATCTGCTTGAGGCGCTGAAGGAGGCGCAGGGATGGGTGGAGGAATACGCCATCCAAATGGGTTCATACACCATATCTGACGATGCGAAGAAATCGCTAAAAAAGATCCGAGCCGCCATCGCGCGAGCTGAGGGGATGCCGAATGAAACGCTATGACGTGCACATCGAACGCGTAGTGCTGGGGACAGGCGTGTCGTATGCCAAGACCGTGGCTCACGAGAATCCGACCGGAACGTACACCACATACGACGAAGCCAACGCCCGCATCGCCGAACTCACCGCTGAGGTGGCTAGGCTTCGTGAGGCTCTGGTGGAAATTACTCGCGGACTAAACGCCGATGCTCGCAGTCAAGTCATCGCCCGCAACGCGCTGAGGGAGGGTGATTGATGGAAACCACGCGGACAGTCGTCGCTATCGTAACCATCATCTTCGCCATAGGCTACTTCGTGCTAGAGCACAAGCTCAACAAGCGTCGCCAGGCTCGTGAGCGGAAGTTCATCGACTGGATGCAGGGTCGAGGGCCTTACCCGGAGGACAAGCCATGAACGAATCCAAGGTGGTTAGGTATTACATTGGCATTAAAGGGCGATTATTCGCTGTAGGCAACACTCTTGCTGAAGTTCCTGATGTGCATTACGTCACCCACGCCGACTACAAGGCGCTTGAGGAAAAGTACGCAGCGTTGCTCAAGACAGAGCGAGAAGGTTACACGGAATACCATCGGACGCTGGAAGAACTCGCCTCCCTCAAGGCTCGGGTGAGGGAGTTGGTTGAGGCTTCTCATCCTGTTGCTTTACGAAGGGCGCCCTACGGACGAAGACTTGATTAACAGACTTCGCCTTGCCTTGGAGGCTTTGAAATGACCACTCGCTATACGCAGGAGCAGTTGCTTGGATGGGCTGGTGCTTTCGATGAAAATCGTCTACCAACTGGTCGTCAATTGAAATTCTTTGCTGATGTACTTCGTCGGGCGGCGGACGACGCTGAGAAGATCAGCGTGACTCGATTCATATGCCATCTCATCGATCACCACGAAGGGGAAGTGATCACGGAGGAAAAGCTTCAGGCGTTTCTCGCCGAAGCTATCGACGCAGCCCGCAAGGAGACCACATGAACGACCTCGCCACATGCGTTCTTACCTTCACCCTTTTTTTCATGCTGTGCTGGTCGCCTTGGAGTAATAAATAATGTCAGTAGAAATGACGCTTGAGCAGGCGGCGGAAGATATGCGCTCAAAGATCAACAGTGGCGTCGTCGCCACCTCTTGGAATCTAGGGACCTATGTAGACGCCATTGACGCCCACCTGGCGAAGGCGGGTGAGCCGTTCGATATCGAGTCGGCAGCAAACGATTTTGCAGATGAGGGATGTGAAGGAGATTCAGGTACGTGGTATCCAAACAAAGACGCCACATGGTTCCTGACTCAGT